CGTGTGGATGTCCCACCCTCGGTTGCGAGCCGGTCGAAGATGTTTTGCGTGACCGTCCCGAAGCCCGAGTGGACGGCCATGTCTGCGATGACGAGAACCCTCACGAGAACTCCCTCTATCTGCTGCGCACCGTCACCGGGATGGGAACGGCGGTCGTCTGCCGAGACTGGTCGCTGAACACGACGAGGAACTGTGCCTGGCATTCCCCGTCGAAGTCGAGGTCTTCTGGCTGGAGTTCGTAACTGACCGTGCCCGCCGCTGCGCTGATGATGTCGCACTCGGCGTTGATCCGGTAGCGCCGGTCCGAGATCAGGCGCAACTGGAAGAACACGGTGGCGTCGGTCAGGTTGACCGGATCGCCGGTCACGGTGTCGGTCAGGGCGGCCTGGATGAGGGGCGCGGTGTCGTTCTCGACGAGGATGTCTGTCACGGCCTCCCCATTCACGGTGATGTGCGCGCTGATGGACGGGATTGTGACCGCCGCCACGATTCGCCGTGCGATGACAGTGATGGCCCCAGCGATCGTCGCGAGATTGAGCGTCGCCGCCTGCTGGCGGATGGTCACCGCAGCCGAGAATGCCGCGATCGTGATCGTCGCGCCGATCGCGTGGATCGTCTTGATGAGCGCCGAAACGGTCTCGGTGATCGTCGGGATGCTGTCGGCCAGCGTCCGCACGAACGTTCCGACTCGCGCCACCGTCTCGGAGATGGCCGAGATGGAGTCCGAGACGAAGCGGTTGACGATGACGACCCGGTTGACCGACTCGCTGATGGAGGCGATGGAGTCCGAGACCGTACGGACGATCGAGGTGAAGACCTGGGCGACCACGGCTTCCGTGATCGAGACGATGGAGTCGGCGGCCGTACGGGTGGCGGTGAGGACTCGTACGGCCGCCTCGGAGATTGCTGAGACCGCATCTGCCGCGGACCGATTGAACGTGGCAACGCGGCTGACGGACTCGGTGATCGCGCTGATCGAGTCGGACACCGTCCGAGTGATGGCCGCGAGCGATGCCGCGACCTGCTCGGTGATGGCTGAGATCGAGTCGGCGACTGTGCGACTGAACGTCGCGGCCCGAGCGACCGCCTCCGAGATGGAGGGCAGGCTGTCGGCCTGTGTGCGGACGTAGGTCGCCACCCGGCTGACCGAGTCCGCGAGGCTGGTCACGCTGTCGGCCACGGAGCGGGCCGCAGTGAGGGCGCGAGTGACCGTCTCCGTAATCGTTGCGACGGTATCAGATACCGCCCGGCTGGCGGTCAGGGTACGACTGGCCGACTCAGTGATCGTACTGATGGAGTCGCTGACAGAACGAACGAAGTCGGCCGTCGTCGCGACGACCGATTCAGTGATCGATCCAAGCGTCTGCGACACGGTGCGGACGTAGGCAATCGCCGCCCGCACGACGGTTTCGGTGATGGATGACAGGCTATCGGAGACTGCACGAGCGAGGGTTACCACCCGTGTCGCCGATTCAGAGATAGCACTCAGGCTGTCGGCGGATGTTCGCGTGCCAGTGAAAACCCTGACGACGCTATCCGTCAAGGTGCCGATAGAGTCGGCAACGGTCCGCGGCAACGAGAGAACGCGAGTGACGGCCTCAGTGAGCGTCGAGAGGCTGTCGGACGAGGTCCGGCTGCCGGTCCACGCCCGGCTGACGGTTTCCGTGATCGAGGAGAGCGTGTCCTGCGCGCTGCGGATGATGAACAGCGCGCCGTGAACGACCGCCTCGGTGATGAACGAAACGCTGTCGGCCATGGTGCGAGCGAAGGTCCCGACCCTGGTCACAGCCTCGGTCAACGTCGGTAGCGAGTCGGCCGTTGTCCGAGCAAACGTGAGGACTCGCGTGACCGACTCCGTGATGGAGCCGAGCGTCTGGCTGACCGTCCGGGCGAACGTCCCAACCCGAGTCGGCGATTCAGTAAGCGTCGAGATCGAGTCGGCCACTGCGCGCGCTAGGCTCAGAACCCGCGTGACGGCTTCGGTGATCGACGAGAGTGAGTCCGCGACCGTCCGGCTCCCAACAAACACTCGGGTCACGGACTCTGTCAGGGTCGCAAGGCTGTCGGCAACAGTACGGATCAGCGAGAGAACTCGCGTCACCGCCTCGGTCAAGGTAGCGATGGAGTCAGCGACGGTCCTGTTGTAGGTGATCGTCCGGGCCACGGACTCGGTGATCGAACCGAGGGTCTGGGCCACGCTTCGGACGAACGTCCCGACTCGGGCCACGGCGTCGGAGATCGAACTCAGGCTATCCGCCGATGTTCGGGTCCCAGTGAAGATGCGCGCCACCGCTTCGGTGAGCGTTGCCAGACTATCGGCGCCGGTCCGCGTGAAGTTCATCGCCGCGCGGACGACGGCTTCCGTCAGGGTTGCCAGCGAGTCGGCTGCGGTCCTAGTTCCGGTGAAGACCCGTGCGACCGTGTCGGTGATCGAGGAGATGCTGTCGGCAATCGTCCGGGTGACGGTCATGGCCGCCCGGACAACGGCTTCGGTCAGGGTAGCGATGGAGTCAGCGACGGTCCGGGCATAGGTGGCAACACGAGCGACAGATTCAGTTAGCGTGGCGATGGAATCGGCGGCCGTTCTGGTGCCCGTGAAAACCCGCGCCACCGTTGCGGTGATCGAGGAAATGGAGTCGGCGACGGTGCGAGGAAGCGTGAGCACCCTCGTCACAGCCTCGGTCAGGGTGGGCAAGCTGTCGGCGCCCGTACGAGCACCCGTGAAGACACGAGTCGCGGCTTCGGTCAGGGTGGCGATCGTCTCGCTGATCGTCCGAGAGAACGTGCCGACCCGGCTCGTGCTGTCGGTGATTGACGAGAGGCTGTCCGACGCGGTCGCGTTGAAGTTATTGCCGGTCGGGAGCGCCGGGATGACCGACGGCTTGGGCTGTTGCGGTTGAGGCGGGTGACGAAAGAGGCCGCGGCCCGCCACGGCTTACTTCCCGATCTTGGTCTTGACGTTCTCCGGCAGGAAACCGATGGCTGGGTGTTGCGGGTCGTCGGTCGAAATCTCCCACCTGGGCTCGCTCGTCTTACCGGTCACGATCCGCCCGAGGTCAGGATCGTCTTCGTAGACCGGCTCGATGTGGTCGAACTGACGGACAACGCCCTTGGCCGTCACCTCCAAGTCACCATACATGAGGACGAGGGTCACCTTGGCGCCGTCCTCGACGGACTCACCATTTCGCGTCTTGAAGGAGGCCACTACGTCACCTCCTCGAACTCCAAGTCCGCCGACCATCCGGTCAACGTCGTCGGGGTTCCCTGAAGCTGGAGGACGAACGACTGGTCGATACCGATCAGGGGGCGGTCCTCTGGCAGCCAGATGAACTCCCAGCCGTTGAGATTGTTGAAACCGCGCTGGCCCATCACCGTCAGTGTTCCGCCGCCATTGGCGCTGGAGTCCGTTCCACACGAGGAGGCTGCGTTGCTCGTGCTGCCCGCGATCGCCGAGGCAACCGCGCCGACAATGACCGGCGCCGGAGTGGTGCTGGTAAAGGTCCCGAACGCGCTCGCCTTCAGCCCCCAGCGAACACCCAACTCCTGGCTCGTCGAGGTGCCGTTCTGGCCGCAACTCATCCGATACAGGCGCAGGATCGAGGCGCGGCTCGACAGCGACGTGGCCGCCCGGATCGTAATCATCTCCGAGTCGGCGATGATCGTCTGGTTCGCCATGGTGACCGTGTAGAGGCTAGACAAAGCGGACCTCCTTGGTCACTGCGCGACGAACGGTGGCATGGGGTTGACGTAGGGAAGGAACTGGCAGTTCGTCAGTCGAGCCGCGTAATGCGCTACCACCTGGCTTGGGTTCAGTGCGTAGTTGTAGATGGCAACTTCATCGATCGATCCGAACAACCACTCATCTGTCCCAGCCGCGCCGGACCCGATCTCGATGATGCCCGAGAAGGCGTTATTGAAGATCGGAAACGGCGGATTGATGATAAGAGGTCCGGCATCTACGCCATCGATATAGAAGAAGGCGTAGGGGCCATCCTTGGTCGTAACGACATGGTGCCAGTTCGTGTCGGTGATCGTTGTCGTGGAGCTATACACGCCAGCTTCGCCACCCTGGGTCACGTTTAGGGTGTCATTCGCGCCAAAGAGAAGCGCCCATGAATCAAAGCCATTCTGGACGACCATGACCTCACCGATGGCGACAGCCGTCCGGGTTCGCTTGACCCAGCATTCGAGTGAGAAGACATCGCCTACGTTGTAGGCGGCGATGGCCGACGCCTCGGAGCGCCCACCGGGAGTGCTGAACGTGACGGCCGGGTTCGAGTCAGCGGTCAGGGCGCCGATCACGTTCAGGGTATACGTTCCGGCCAGCACCCCGTTGTTGGCGTTGGTCGAATAGTCGCGGACAGTCGTTCCCGACGTAGTGTCCATCCGCCAGTAGGCGATCGGATTATCGGACAGGACGAGCGCCGAATAGCACGGCGAGACTTCGAGCAGGAGGACGCCTGTGCCGTCTTCCAGCAGGTAGCCGTCAGTGGCCGACGATTCCAGCAGATACCGATCGGGATTGGGCATCTACGAAACCGATGACAAGATGACCAGCGACGATGTCATCCGCTGATGCGCGGCGTTCAGGTGGGTGACGGCTGGTTGATGGAGGTGGCCCGTCTCCCGATCTAGAAGCCCTGTGATGATCGCCCAGTCGAGACGGCTCCAGTGGACCGGCTCGTCGGGCAGCGGGCAGGCTCCGAGTTTTGCCGGGTCGAACTTCGTGCAGCCAAGCTGGGTTCGGAACTGACCGAAGATGTAGTACGGGAACGCGCCCCACGCGCACTCGCACTCCCACAGTTCGCGAAGGGCGCCCGGCCACGGCAGGATGTCGTGCTCGACGATGATGAACGGCTGGCCCTCGGCCCACAGCGTACGGATCAGGCGGTCGTATGCGAAGTCGGCCGCCAGCGTGCCGTTCAGCCGCTCCCAGCGGGGACGAAAGCCCTGCATTTCAAGGTTGAGTTTCGTTGCCTTGTGAACGAGCGGTTCGCTGACATCGTTCGTGAACGGCACGACGATGTTCGGCTGCACGTCGTCAGGATGGCTGTGGTCGCTGGCGAGCAGCAGGAACTCCATCAGGCCACCTGAACCACCATGAGCGAACTCCCGGCCTTGACCGTCGAGGCTGCCGCGACCTCCGAAGCGTGGTTCAGTTGAAGATCGCCCGAGACGGTCACGATCATCGTCCCCTCCACGATCCACAGCATGTCAGACGCGCCCGTGTCCGAGGATGCCGTCGGCCCGGCCACCTGGTTCACAGCACGCGACGCGATCGCGCTCATCAGGCCCACAGCAGCCGCGGTTGTCGCCTGGTCGGCGGCAAGGGAGGCAGCGGTCGATAGTTCCTGCGCGAAGTAGTGGTTGGCCTGGAACGTCGTCACGGTGCCCGAGTGGGTGACCGCGAACTTGACGCCGGTCGTGCTGAGTGCCGACTGGTAGCGGATCATGTACTTGAACGTGTATGTCCCAGCCCCGAGCGTCATGTCGAGGCCGGTGATCTTCGCCATCGTGGTCGTACTGTTAGCCCCAGCATCGCCTGTCAGTGCGATCACGCGCGGCAGACCGCGGGTCCGCAGATAGGTCTCGATCTGGGTGACGGTCAGCTTCTTCGACGTGCCCGACTCGTTGATCGGAAGTTCGTTCGTTCCGGCCGCAGCAGACGCTGCGGTCAGCGCCGAGATTTTGGTATCGGCCATCTACGGCACCAGCGGGAGACCGGCCGCCGTCAGGGCCGCAGTCGCATCGGCCTGGGTCATGTAGTTCGATCCTGTTCCACCGGGCACGGTCTGGAACGTCGCCATCGTGTGATAGCCATTCCAGATGAAGCGCGGGTACTGGTTCTCCGAGGCCGATGAGCCGTCGGGGTTCGCATAGTAGAAGCGGTTGTTGAGTCCCCTGTTGTTACTGGCCGGGAGATAGATGATCGGCTGGTAGGTCGAACCTGCGGGCAGGCTGTATGCCCAGAACAGACCGAAGCGATCCTGACCAGCGACCATCTGCGTCTCGGCTACAACATTGTCGTGAACGTAGTTACCGGTCACACCGGGCGAGTCGCCGCGATCCTCCTCGACCACGCTGATGCCGGTCTTGTTCCAAGCAACGGTGTTGCCGTAGACCTCGGCCGACTTTGACGTGTGGATCAGGATGCCCGCGCCCCAACCCCAAGAACCCCACGGGCCGAACCCGTTTCGATACGCGACGTTGTTGTAAATCTTCGAGGCGGTCGAGGTCTCGTCGTGGATGCCAACGGTGTCGTTATCGTGGACGCGGTTATTGCGATAGGTCGCATTAGCGCAGGAGACATCGAGCCACAGTCCGACGCCCGAGTCATACGACTCATTGCCGTCGAGCATGAGGTTGTCTTGCCCGGTGGCCTTCAGGTTGCCGCCATCGGCACCAGGATCGGGCTCGCCGGTCCGGTCGTTGTGGAACAGTTTGTTGCTGATGATGAGGTTGTGCTGCCCGCGACCGACGGTCGGGCTCGGTGCCGAAATCCGAAGGCCGAGGTGCTTCGCGTCGTGGATCGAGCAGTTGCGAATGATCGAGTCGATTGCGCCCGTCAGGTTGACATTGACGTAGGAGAAGCCGATGTCGCAGTCCTCCAGCACGAAGCGCTGGACGCCAAACGCGTTCTCAACCGAGCCCTGAACGTTGGTCCCGGCCGCGTACTGCATCTTGAAGCCACGGATCGTCACGTCGTTGCCCGTGATGTAGGCCCACGTCGGGCGCACCATGGCCCCCGACGTATCGCGCCCGTCGATGATCGCGCCCGCCTGCCCGACGAGCGTCACCGGCTTGGCGAAGCGAAGGGACTCGCGATAGGTGCCTGCCGGAATGGTGATGGTCGCGCCTGGTGCCGCGGAATCGAGTAGCGGCTGGATGGCCGTGACTGGCGGTACCACGATCACCCCCACGGGCGTAAGCGTGACGGAAGCGGTCTTGGGTCCCTCGCCCGCGGCGTTGACCGCCGACACGGTGAAGGCGTAGGCGGTGCCGTTGGTCAGACCGGTGATGGTCGCGGTCAGGCCGGTCGGCGACGCTGCCAAGGTCCCGTTGCGGTAGACCCGATAGCCCGTGATCGGCGCACCACCGGTCGGGGCCTGCCACGCCAGGTTGACGACGGTGTCGCCGACGACGCCGGAGAGGGCCAGCGGCACAGTCGGCACAGTCGCGGTCGCCACAACGGCGAACGTGATGGGGCCGATCAGTGCCTTCTTGTTCGTCGAGTCGAAGACAGATGCCGTGTGGTTACTGATGGATGAGGTGGTCCCGATGGCGATCCCCGCATGGAGGGCGCCATCGAGACCGACTCGTCCCGTGAGAATGGTGGTGCCGTCAACGTGCAGGTTGATCCTCGTACCCGGCGCCAGACCGGCGACATCCGCATTGAGCGTCGCCGGGCGAGTCGTCGGGTTTGGGGTAACCGTGAGTGTCGGCATCACCGATCTCCTATCCGGCCGCAGGCAGCGTCCAGGTCCACGTCACGGCGAGCGAGTCGCCGGATGTGACCGAGGCGTCTGCGTTGAGGTTGGTGTTCGCCACGTCGATCCCTGCCGCCGTGGTGTTGGCCGCGGTAAACAGTCCGGCCTTGTGGATGTTCGCCAAGGTGGCGCCAGCCGCGAAGGTGTTGGACTGGGTGAAGGTCGTCGTGCCGCCCGTGTGAGCGAACGTCGCCTTCGCGCGGGTCAGGCCCGAGGCCGTCGTCTCCGAGGTCAGGACCGTGTCCGAGGTCGCCGGACCGGAGGTGTCGGTCGTGAGCCCGATGAACCGGGCCGGACCCATCGCCGGGACGATGATGTAGCCGTTGGTCGAGGCTGGGGTCGTGCCGGTCATGGTGTCGGCGGTCCCGACCCACCAGCCGTCCACGGTCAGGACGGTGGACGAGTTCGAGCCGATGTTGCCGTAGACCGGGGCCGTGGTCAGACCCGTCACCGGGCAGACGACGCGCATCCCCTTGTACTGGTCGGTGGTCATGCCGCCGCCCGACGGGGTGGCCGAGGTGGCGGACGAGGCGGTGAGCGCGCCGTCCTTGCCGAGCAGGCCGCCCATCGTGTTGTGCAGCCAGTCCATGCCGACGGTCGTCTTCAGATTGTGTGACCAGCCGAGATCGACGATCTCGCCCGGCTTGCCGAACATGCCCGACGGGCCGCGCATGATGTAGGCGTGGACGAAGTTCGGGCCGAACTCCAGCTTCTCGCCCATGAACCGGCCCCTGGTAATCATCACGTTCACATCGTCATCGATGCGCTTGATGACTTCCATCTGGGAACCTGCGAGCCGCGGCTTGGGGCGGCCGAAACGAAGTAGATGCACGTTTCTTCTCCTTCTGCCGCCGCCTCAAACGGGGCCTGTCTGGGTTGAACTACACGGCCACAAGAGACGTGTTTGCCACCGATGAGTCGTCGCTGGTCTTGCGGATGTGGATCGTCCACGTCCCCGAGGCAGGTGGGGTCCAGCCTTCCCACTGGCCCTTCCCGCCGTCGGGCGTGAAGACCTGGCTTCGGGCCGTGTCCTGACCGGCCAGTTCGGCGCTGAAGTAGTAGGTGACCGCCGGACTGGCGGGATAGTGCGTCGGGTCGTAGCCCGTCGAGGTGTTGGCCGGAAGCGCCGTGCTGGAGATGTGGACGGCGGTCTTCTTCGCGGTCACTGTGCTGCCGCCGTAGCGGACGGTAACGGTCGCCATGACTCCTCCTATTTGTTGGGTCTCGGCCAGGTGAGGTTTCGATAGCGCTCGGGGTCGAACCGCCAATCGCCGAGGTGGCCGCCTCGCTTGAATGGGGTGTCGAAGGTCTCGCCACCCTGCTTTTGACCGCCCCACTTCTGGGCGTAGTAGAGATCGTTCGCGCCGTGGGAGTTGCCGTTCCATGCCCGCATGGCCGGGTCGGCCATGATCGTTGCCGAGCCCTCGTGGGTGCCGGTGAAGCCGGTCTCGACCCGCGGCAACCCGGCGAGATCGATCCGGCGGGCGAAGTCAACGTCCTCGTCGTAGCCGTTGATGAAGTTCTCGTCGAACGTCCCGACGACGTTGACGGTGTGCCGGGTGATCGCGAACGACGACATCCCGAACATGAAGTAGATGGCCGCGGCGCCGGGGTTGACCGACTCGTCCATGCTTTCCAGGTCCCCGGCGCCGAAGGTGAGATCGTGATTGACGATGAGCCACCACGGGGCGAACGGCGTGGCCCGCATCCCGAGGTTCCAACTGGTCGCGACACCGAGGTTGTGAGGCAGGCTGACGATTTCCACCTGACCGAGATTGGCGTTCCTTTGGCGCATGATCTCGGCCTCGCCGTCGCCCGGCAGGATGCTCCGCGCGAACAAGGCGCCGTTGTCGATGATGACGACCCTGTCGATCGGGTAGTCGATGCTGGCGAGCATCTTGTAGAGCAGTTCGGGCCGATTGAGAATCGGAACGATGAGCGCCGGGACGCTCATCGCTGGGTGATCCTAACAAAGTTGGCGAGTTGCTTGTAGAACTCGTCCTTCAGGTCCAGTTGCCGTTGCCGGGAGACCTGCGGGTCGAAATCTGGCGGTATCTCGTCCCAGCCCCAGCCCTCACCGATGGGCGCAAAGTTCTTCTTGAACTCGCCCTTCGTCATCTTGTCGCCGGGGACCCACACGACCTTGCTGCCACACAGGCGGGCGATCTCGTTCATGGCGCTGACCGGATCGAACGAGTACATCACCCGCGACTCGTTGAGCGTCCTCGCCAAGTTCGTCCAGTCGCCGGTCAGGTGGCGGCTGATCTCGACCATGCCCTCCGGCAGCGGCCTCGTCACGGATTCCTTGCCGACCCAGTAGGTGTCGTACTTTCGTTCGAGCCCCTGGTCGTAGTAGCGGTCGAGTTCGATGGTCGGCAGGAACAGCATTCGTTCTTTCGGGAACCGTGGCGGGGTGAACATCCGCTGGAACGAGAACCATGAGCCGACCGGCTCGTAGTGGGCGTGCGCCCGGTTGAGCATCCAGCGGATGACGTTCTCGTCGGGGATGCCGGGGATCGGGTTGTTGGTGCAGATTTCCGGGTAGATCGCCAGCCAGTTCTCGTCGAACGGACCGTCGTAGTACGGGGTGTTCCACTCAGGGTTCACGCCGCGGAAGTAGACGTACGCCTCCTGCCCGGCCTCGTTGAGTTCGTGGCACAGCCGGTGCATCGTCTTCTGCCCGGCCGAGGCATCCATGTAGTCGTACGACCACACGATGTACTTCATCCCTCTATCCCTCTATTTCGTGGCCGCGAGTGTACCCCCTGGGTGGTCGCACGGGCGAGCCCTTGCAACGTGTCGGAGCATCACCCGGAACAGCACGACTTCGAGGTTCTTGACCTGATCGATGGTCAGGCCGTAGTGGGTCCCCACCGTGATGATCGCCAAGGCGCGGGTGGCAGCGCCGTCAGTCACGTCTGACTCCAGCCGATCTCGAAGTCCTGGCTTTCGATCGATCCGCCTGACGCAGTCCCGGCCACCTGCTCCTGCACCACGATGTAGCGCGTCGTGTCGTTGTTGGCGTCGTAGACGTTGGTGTCGAAGATGTATCGACGCCCGTCGGCCATCGTCGTCGTGGCGACGGTGCTCGCCGAAGCGGTCGGGGTTGCGGCGGTGTCGGTCACGCCCATCTTGATGACCACGCCGTCGGGCAGGTCGCCGTCACGCTCGATCCAGAAGTTCGTCAGCATGTGCCCGTTCGCGGCGTCAAGTTTGATCCGCATCCACTTCTCGAACGAGTTGGTGCCCGGCAAGACCTCGTTGTCCTCGCGGTTCTGCGTGGAGTTGACGGCGTTATCGACGCTGACGAGATCGATGCCGGTCATGCTTGTTGACTCCGTTCCGGCGTTCGTCCCGGTGTAGACCCGCAGGGTGGCGGTGGCGTCAGCCATTCGGTGGCTTCTTGGCTGCCGGAGCGGGAGGAGCCGCCACCGGCTTCGGGGCAGCAGCGGCGACCTTCGCGGCATTCTGGGCTGCCTTGTCGGCGTTGGCCGCATCGACTTCACCTTGCGCCTCGGCAACGTCGGTCTGGGTCTTGGCCGCGAGTTCGGCCAGTTGCTCCTCGCCGAGGTACTTGTTGGTGTTGAAGTCGAGCACGCCCTTGGGGGTGACGGCGATGAGGTGGTTGAAGACGTTGTCCTCGTCTTCGGTCCGGCCAATCGGCTGACGACCGTCCATCGCGCGCGCCTCGTTGGGCGACTTGGTCGGGATGCCCGGCATCGCCACCCGGTTGATGTTCGCCTTCTGCTCGGTCTCGTTGAGGTTCAGCGCGGTGAACGCGAACTGGAGATTGTTCTCCCGGCCACCGAACGACTCGTCCCAGACGAACTCGCGGGTCAGGTAGCGCTGGACGCAATCGAGCAGGGGCCGCAGGCCGCGGTCCTCGGTGTTCTCCTGCTGCGCCGCGGCCGATGAGCGGTTCACATCGAAGGTGATGCCCAGGTCCATCGGGGAAAGACCGTAGACGGTGGCGATGCAGCGCAGCAGGAGGTCCTGCCACTGGCCGAACTGCATGTCCGCGTTCGAGTAGCCGAAGGGCATGAACGACGGGGCCTTGAAACCACCGATGATCGCCATCGCGCTCTGGCCGAAGACGTTGGACTGGAAGTAGCTGCGCGCTCGCTCCACGTCGGTATCGATCGCCGAGTCGCCGATGTTCAGCGCACCGTTGGGTGGGGCGCCCATGACCATCCGGCGGTTGTACTCCATGGCCTGGAGTTCGGAGTCGATGACCGAGAGGAGGACCTGGATGGGACTGATCCCGAGTGCGCTGACGGTGCGCGGGTTGTCCATCAGATACATCATGTCGTCGTTGCGGAAGGACGCCCTGACGCGCCCGTCGGGGACGTAGAAGTAGCGGGGCTTCCGAGGATCGGAGCCGTCCCACTTCTCGTCGATCGCGATGAACTCCGACGGTGTCGGCCACAGTTCGGCGATCTCGTCGCTGCCCGCATAGCGGACCTTCTCGACAGCCGCGCCGTCCATCACCAGCAGGTCCTCGACCACCTCCTGGAAGAACGAGTGGGCGCTGATGTTCTTGGCGTTCGGGGTATCGAGTTTCGTCGCGATGCGCTTCGCCAGTCGCTTGTTGTCCTTGCCCTCGGGATCGAGTTTGACGATGTCCCAGTCCGCACTGGCGATCTGGTCGCGCCTGATCTTGATCGCCGCCCGGACCCACGGCGTCAGGCTGAGGGCTCGATACGTCCGGGCGTTGCCCTGCCATGACAGCGCAGCATTCGTCGTCACCAACTGGAAGCCGCCGGTCTGGGTCACGACGTTCGGGTTGTTCTGCGGTCCCGAGCGCGGTGACGGCATAGCCCACGCCTGCATCCCCTCCCAGCCGGGGCCGGACAGGGTGACGAGTTGTGGAACGACGGGCGGGTTCTGGATGACGGCGGGGAGGCGTTGTTCGGTCATCGGCGCAACAGACCTCCCAGTTGTTGCTTCGTCCAGTCAGCGACGCGCGCCGCATTGGCTTGCGCCATCGCCTGCTCGAATGTCAGGAAGTCGGTATCGATTCCGGTCAGCATCTCGGCGACGTGGATCGGGACGTAGCGCGGGCCATCGACGAACTGGAGTTGCGCGTCGGTCGGCGGAAGCGGCGCCACGGTTGCCCCGGCGGCCCGAGGGGCCATCGTAACCGCCGCCATGGCGCCGGAGCCCGTGGCGAGGTCCATCGCCAGCCCCAGGGCATCGATGAGGTCGTCGTGGCCCTTGTCGAAGTTGACCATCTCGCGTTCGAGTTCGCGGTCGATCAGGTCGCGGTGGTGGTGGACGCGGTGGCTCTCGTACCTGGCGGCGGCGGCACGGGCTCGGACACGCTTGTCCACGTCCGCCCGGCGGCCGACGATTGGCATCGAGGTCTCACGCAGGAGGTCCTGGATGAGGATCGACTGGGCCTGGTTGTTCTCGATGATGATCTTGCTGACCGGGAAGCCGTGCGCGTGCGCCCAGTCGTACATACCCCGCACGAACTCGCGGTGACCGCCCTCGGTCTTGGTCCGCTGGTGGTGGAGGACCCAGTGCTCGTTGCGGTCATCCTTGGCGACGAGGACGCCTGCCGTCCAGTCGGCCCGCTCTCGGACCGAGGAGGCGAGGTCGATGCCGATCGTGAAGTGATACTTGCGATCCGCGGGCAGCGTGTCGAAGTACGCCTTGTCCCACCACTCGCGCTTGAAGATCGTACCCTCGCGCAGGCCCGAGATGTCGTTGCGGTACGAGCAGGCGAAGTTGTCCCAGCCTACGTCCTCACGCTCGGCATACAGCCGTTCGAGCGGCCAGACCTTGGGCCAGTAGGACTTCACCTCGCCGGTCTCGCTGTCTTCGACCAGCGCGTCGAGCACGAGGCTCGGCCACTTGTTCGAGTCCATCAACTTCTCGGGCAGGTCGCCCTCACACCATCGGGTACCGACATAGATCACCGTGCCGTCGGGGGTCAGGGTTGGCATCAGTGACTTCCAGAACCAGGTCTCGACCTTCTCGCGCTGGTCGATCGTGTAGGTGTTGTTCTCGTCGAGGATGTCGTCGAGGAAGATAAGGTCGAAGCGCTTTGAGACTGCGGTCGAGGAGTTCGCGCCGCCCGCGACCATCGTGCGGTCCTTGGATTGGCTCCACTTCGTCCCGTCACGCAGCCACTCGCTGTCGGTCCACTTGGCCGAGCCGCGGATGCTGCCGAACACCGACTTGAACTGCTCCGACTCGGAGAGCGTCCACTTGATGGCCGCCGACATCGCCTCGGCCTTCTTGTCCTTCTGGCTGAACAGCCCGATGCGCAGGTTCGGCCGGGTCGCGATCAGCCACGACAGGAGGGTCGTGTTGAGCCACTGGGTCTTGGCCGCGCCTCGTGGCGCGAGAATGACGCCACGCTTGCCCGCCGGATCGCCCTGTCGGCGGTCGAGGAGGTCGAGCGCGAAGTTGACCATCTGTCGATGGTGTTCCGCTGCCTCATAACCGAAGACGTACTCGCCGTAGACGAAGGGGTCAGTTTTGCTCAACTCCCGCTGGGCCTGACGAAGCATCAGTTCCAGCATGTCCCTGCTCGGGGCCGGTGCTGTCATCGGCCTCCTCTCCTGAGACCAACTGCTTCAGCAGCGGCATCATCTCGGCCAGCTTCTCGGGTGTCAGCGTCACGGCCTCCATGTCGATCACGGTCGGGCCGTTCTTGTTTGCCTGGTCAACGGCTTGGTCGCCCAAGAGCACGCGCATGGTAGCAACGATCGTCGCCACGTCGGTCGGCTTGGTGATCTTGATCTCGCCTGCGTCCAGTGCCTTCTCGGCGGCGTCGAGCATCTTGACTGACATCTCCAGCATCCGGTCACGGATGAGGGTCTGGGTCTCGGCCCAACGATCGGTCATCGCGTCGAGGACCTTCTCGCCCACCGTCGTTCGGATTTCCTTGCGCTTGCCGTACCACCCGCCGCGTCGAGCCATATCCGCCACATGCGACCGGGAGATGCCGTGCTGGTCGGACAGTTGGGTCAACGAGATCGGTGGCGTGGACGAGTCGTACACGTACTCTCGTTCGAGCAGTGCGGGATCGACCTTCCTAGCCCTGGTCATCGAATGTCTCTAGGTCGCCCTTATCAATCCCGCCGGTCAGGCATTCTTTGTGAACCGGGGCGCGCATCCCTTCTTCTCGATGACCATGCGCGGGCCAAACCCATCCGATGTCGTCGGCTCCGATTATTCCGCAGATTGCGCAATAAAGCGGAAAGTGGGCTGGCCTTCCAAGAAGTCGATCATTCTTGGTCATTTCCTATTTTCCCTCACCCGAGTAGCAGTAGCAGTAGCACCTAAAGGAATCAGTAGCGCTACTACGAGCGCGCTACTGGATATCCCTTTAGGCAGTAGCACTGCTTCTGGTAGCAGTGCTACTGAGTAATAGGGAGTGCTTCCCATGATCCTGATGGTAGACGAGAGAACCATGATTCCTTGTAGCGATAGAGGCACGCCTTGACCGATCCCGTGTTGTACCCCGTCTGGACGGCGATCTCCTCGATGGTCAGGTGCCCGGCCGTCAGGGCGTTGTGGATGACGACGCGCATCGCCACGCCGCCGATCGGAACGCCGGGGCTCGGATAACCAGCCTGCTCACCAACCTCGTCGGCGTGGAAGGTGATCCTCTGATAGACCCCGATATCGCTGAACGGAGGATCGAACTCGATCCTGATCGCCTGGGGTGGCTGGCGGGGAGCCAGCGCATCGGGCTTCGTGTTACGCATAACGACGACGCGGCTGCCGATCTCCTCGCGCCTCTCGTCGGAATAAAGCGAGTAGGAGCCGCGGGCGTTGTCGCGCTTGCGGACCGAACCGTACTCGCGCTCGGCGCCGCCCTTCATGTTCGCTCCGGGGACGTGGTCGATGAGGATGTTCGTCGTGTTGAACGAGCGCAGGATTTCGTATAGCTCATCGATCGGGGCCGACAGGTTGTCGCCGTGGTCCCGTTGGGCTCGGCCGACGGGGCTGACGACCACCACTTCGATGCCGTTCTCGACGATGTACGCCCCGATCGGGTCGGCAACGTCGTGGAGCGGTCGGCTCTGGCGCTTGTAGTGGTAGGTCGCGAGGAGGTCGATGTCGTAGGCGTTGCAGATAGCGCCGAGGCGGACTTCTTCTTCCTCCTGGCCCTCGTCCCAGTCGAGGACAAGGCAGGAGTACCGACGTGACGGCCACCAGCCGGGGATGATCTCAACACCGGAGCACAGGGAGGCGATAAGACCGTCGGCGATGGTCGTCTTGCCTGCCGAGCCGGGGCCAAACAGGGAGATGGTGCGCCTCTCGCGGACACGACTGGCGAAGATGAACGGTGGAGCCTCGGTCTTGATGGCCGGTCGGCCGCTGATCGTCGCGGTACCGTTCCTTCCGCCTGCTGCTGCTTCTCTAGCGCGGGCGATGAGATAGGTGATGCGTCGCTGCCAATCGAGTTCGGCACCGCCGAGTGTCGTGTGCAGACGCTTGACGCACTGGTTGAAGTTCGTCCCGCCGTTGACGCCGACCGCGTGGCTGAAGACGAAATCTCCCAGATCAGGAAACGAGGCGTCGGCGCCGGGGGCATGGACCTCCAGCAGGGCCGACGGATCGCGCGCCCCGAAATCCAGACGGGAAACGGTCAGTCTCCACGATTTGTCAGCGGCTTCGAGACCGTACGACCGAAATCCGGCACGGATGAAATCACACTCAAACAGCGCGTCACCGGGCGCTGCGTGCCAGTTGCCGTTGGCAGCTTCCTCGGCGATCTCGACCTTGGCGATGGCGAGGGCTTCCTCGAAGGCCGTCATGCGCTGATGCCCTCGGCGTCATACGCCGATCGGATCGTGGCGTGAACTTCGTGCTCGTCGAGCCCTGCCTGAAGACCTGCCGCGGCGAGAACGTTGCCAGCCTGCTTGGCCGGGACGTTTTCCTCCAGCGCGGTCCGCATCGCCCAGTACAGGTAGTTGTTCCGGCCACCCTCACCGGCATGGATGACCGCGCCACCCAGTTGCCCCAGGACGGCCGCGATCTCGTCGGGACTGGTCAGACGGCTCTTGAACCGGTGAACGGCCGCCTTGGGCCGTTCTAGGAGCCCACGGAGCCAGTGATCGTCCTCCAGCCGCGGCAGGGCCATCTTCGGGGGTGCGTAGGTCCAGCGGTACGGCGCATCGGTCACGGACGGCGCCACGACGATGAAACCGCCCGCGGACTTCAGTTCGCCGATATGTGTGCCGTTCAGATGTAGTTGGCGGGTGCGGTTGACGCCGGTCGGCTGGGTCAGGAGGTGCGTCCCGCCGCGCCCAGTCTGGGCGAGGGGAGCCTCGGGGAACCAGTGCTTGTTCTCGTGCATCCACGCTGTCAGCGCGGGCAGGTGCTCGACCTCGATATCCCAGGCGTCGAATGCCTCGCCGCAGACGATCCCGATGTTGCGGGTCGGATCGGCGGTGAAGTATTGGCGGACCATCTTCTCGTCGGTGGTCGCCCCCTCGGGCCAGCCCTTGTAGATCGGTCGCTTCTCGCCGGGCCAGACGGGGAACACTCGCCACGAAAGGCGGGCATAACCCAACGCCCAATCAACAGTCGTCAGAACCACGGGTGACGGTTCATGTGTCGGCCTCGTGACCAAAGGAAGGAGGTTTGGACCGGAGGGTCACACTCCGGTCCGCCACCTCGAAAGGGCGCCGCGGATCAGGCGGTACCCTGCATCATAGGGAGGGCTGTCAAACTCAGATTCAAGCCCAGATTTCGGGCAAAGCGGTAGTAATGCATTACAAAACGGCCGCAACTCGGCCGGAGGACACCTCGGGAAGGCATACTGACCCTACCTCCCCCGAAAGTCAATACGGCTGTTCTCCGTCGCCCAGTGAAGCACATCGACCGAGGCCACTGGCATGACCAAGTCGGCGGAGGTTTCGACCGAGATGCCGATGTGCTTCACCGGGAGACGGAGCCCATTCTGTCCCAAACTGACGGATGTTCGGCCCTCCAGTCGATGTACTCGGCGATACGGGCATTCAGTTCCTCTCGCAGTCGCTCCGTCCGATCACGCTCGAACTCGGCCCGGATGACCGAGCCGAGGTGCTGGCCGCAGTAACCCTTGTCGGCGACCTTCTCGACCGCCCAGTGCGGGCATGGATGCGGTTCGCCCTTCGCTTCGATCATCTCCGAGCACTGGCCTAGCGCGACCTTGCGCGCGAGATCGCACGCCTTCTTCGTCGGGTACCCGCAGATGACCCCGTTATGGGTGTGGGTCTTCGGCATCGGAGGGCTCGATCAGTGGTTGGGCCGGATCGCTGTGCTTGTGGGTCGCGGATATGGCGAATATCTCCGAGCGCCTGACCTCGTAGGTATCACGGTGGCGGATGCTCTCGATGACCTTGATGCCGATCGCGAGCTTCCCGATCTTGATGAGACCATCATCGATTTCGCCCTCGACCATCAGCGCGCCGCCCTCGCGGTAGACGCGCCCGTGGCCGAGCGCATCCTTGATGTCGTGCGAGAACTCGCGCCAGATCGGGTAGTCCTTGTCGGGGTCAAACTCCACCCCTGCTGGATTGATGAGGTTGCCGTCACGATCCGTCTGCTCGTCGAACGGCCGGACGAGCACGGCCTTGAACCTTGTCATCAGACGGCCGTGATGCGGATGAGGTTCATGTCCACGTCGTATTCGACGTAGCGAACACGACCGGCCATCCCGCCGACCCGGATGACATCGTTGAGTTGCGGGATCGGCCAGCCCTGCGGCCAGGCGGTGGGCGAAATCTGCGTCGCGGCAGACAATCCCGCATTGAAGATGACGACCACGTTGATGCTGTACGGACCCGCCGTGAAGGACTCGACCGATGCCGGTTCGAGGTAGGGAATGCCGGTGAGTTCGATGGCGCGCTGCGTCTGGGTCTTGTTCTTGCTGCCCGGTGGGCGACCGCGGCGCTTCGGCTCGGTCATGCGCAGTTCTCGCAAAGCTGCGGCTGCCCGATCATCCGGGTCAGCGGCTCGACCTCGGAGATGTCGAGCCCGTAGCCGCCCGATAGGGTCTTGGGCTGCATCCGGCGCCCGCATTTCGTGATCGCATCACCGGCCACGATCGACTCGACAACGTGCCATTTGCTCCTCGCGACGAACACCGCGTCGGTGTTGACTCGAACACGCCTGATCCAATCGCCGATCTTCATCATGCTCCCTCAGTTTCCTTTCGGCCCCAGCCGCCATACCAGCCGTAATCCGACCGGAGCATGGCGCGCATCGCCTTGAAGTCACTCCACGCCGCAGCTTCGACGGCGCGCTGCTCGACGAGCCGGTTCGGGTCCTTGTAGCACGTCTGGCACAGCCAGGATTCCATGTAGCGTCCTTCCCGACCACAGCGGACGCAGACCTCGATCCTAGACATAATCCACCCGTTCGTCCTCACGCCACGCGCCCGGCATGATCGGCTCGTGGTATGCAGTCGCAACCAAGGCGATCCCGGCAATGACGATCGCCGCCACAATCAGTAGGAATACATCGCGGCGGCTCACGTCGTCTCCTGCCGATCCGGGGCGAGGGCGGCGTCCAGCATGGAGCGCGCCAGCACGACCGCCTCATCGCGCATCGTCTCGCGCCAGCCGGTCATCATCCACCGGTTGTACTCGGGGATATGGAACATCATCCAATCCGCGAGTCTGTCTGCTGCCACGTCCGGCGCCGGGGCTGGCGGTGTGGCGGCGTCGGGGAAGGAGCCATCATCCCACGCATCGTGCGGACCCTCCCATGGCCCGTAGTAGCCGTCGGGGGTCTTATGGTCGTGGAGGAACGTCACCTTGCAATCAACGGCGGGCCACTCTTGCGCCGGGGCTGGCGGTGTGGCGGCCACACGTTCGTAAAGGTGCCGTTTCAGGTAGCCGACGGTCATGGCGAATACGGTCATGTCGCGGTTCGTCGCCTTGTCATTCGGGAATACGTGACCCCACGTCAGCGGTTCCAGCGCCCCGACTAACGCCTCTCGCAGCCCCTCCCCTCGCGGTTCGGAGACGGCCACCGCCGCCCGCCGCAGTCCCTCGTCGCTCATGGCCGGGCCTCACGGGAGAGGGCTTCGGTGGCCGTCCTCACAGACCATTCGTCACCACCCGCCTTGATGAGTTGCAGTGCCGCCACCAGCGGGGCGCGGGCTTCGGCCTCGACATCCGCGACCTGCTGATCGGCGCTTTCCTCATCGAAGCCGAGCGCCTGTAGGCCCGCGCTCAGAAACGCGCCATTGGCCGTTGTCGGGTGTCGTCCCGCCTCCGTCGTTGGGGTGCGGTCGGTCATCGCCGTAGACCCGTTTCGGTTCGTTCGAGGTCGCTCACGGCGTCGTAGAGCGCCCGCTGGTTCCATGAACATGACGCCGAGGATCGCCAGAACTCACCAGTGTCCGTCTCGACGGTCCTCATACCAAACAGGTTCTTCGCGGCCTCGTAGACACGTTCGAGCATCTCCGCTCGGTCCATAGGGGTTTCTGGGGTATTTCTGCTCATATTCCACCAAAATCGTGTATTACCAGGAGGTTTGCGGTCGTTCCGAGCAATCCGAGGGCGTAGAAGACGAGGAAAGCGGGCCAAACTGGCTTCGTGGTGATCCTTGTTATCAGCGCCAGGGCCACGGCGACGAGTGCGATCTCGGTTGCGGCGACCATTCCGAAGCCGCCGAGGCGGTATGCGCCGACCATCAGGACGTTCTGCTCGGCTTCGAGCGGGACGCCGTGCAGAACGAGGGCTGACCAGAACGTCAGCACATCCATCGAGTGGGCGAGGATGAGCGCCGCGACCATGAAGCCCGGCCGAAGCGTCATGGCTTCCTCGGCGGGAGCAGGAGATAGGTAGTCACGAAGAACCCGGCACACGCCCATGATGGGCCTCCGGTGACCGACACGATCGCAGCTACGCCTGCCGCCACGATGGCCGACGACACGGCGTTGAGGAAGATGGCACGTTTGCTCACTGTCGTTCGACCATGGTCGTCCAGGTGTCGAGCACGCCCCACATCGCCATGGTCGCGGGGATCAGCACGAGGAACCCGATGGCATTGACGACGAGGTCATCCGTTCGCAAGGCGGCGATCCCGACGCCAAACGAGAATCCGGCAAGGACCCAGAACATGACGTGGAAGACGTGAAGGTTGTTCATCCTCGGAACTCCGTATCATCATTGGCCGGATGCTCGGCGCCGCGAGCGATGCCCGGCAACACCAATCCTTCGGTCAGCCATGCCTGCCATTCCTTCATCGGGACGAACACGCCGCACTCCTCCCCGGCAGAGTACAGCGGGTGGTTGCGCGGATACGAGTACGTCACGACCACCGGCTCGCGAATGAGCCGGATGGCCGCGGCGAGACCCCGGACGCTGATACGTTCCATCTAGGCTCCCTTCGGAAAGACTGCTTCGTACATCGCCTTCGCCCATCGCGTATCGGCAATCGCCGTGTGCTTGGTGCCGAAGTCCAACTGGTTGAGCAGCAGAGCCCCGCTCAGGTTGTCCGAGTTCCACGGCGGCGGAACGTGAAGCATCGCTCCGGCCAGCGCCTCGACATCGACCAGTTGGTAGTGCCACGCCGGGCGATAGCCCTCGCGCACAAGGAACTGTTCGAGGAAGCTGGCGTCGAACGACGGCACAGCGCCGACGAGATGCTTGCCTGCGGTCAGGCGCACGACTTCCCAGGCGATGGAGTCGCGACTAAGGATCGAGAAGAACTTGTCTCGTTCGACCGCGTCCTTGCGCTCGTAAAAGTGGTTGACCCGAAGCGCGCCCGGATCGGCGTCGCGTAGACGTTGGGGCCTCATCCGCCATTCGTGCTCGGTGCCGTCCTCCTCGATCAGGGCGATCTCCCAGACCTCGTGACGGTCGGGGTCGAGCCCCGTGGTCTCGGTATCGACGAAGATGATGTTGCTCATGCCAGCATTTTACAGGACGGTGTCAACACCGAAGTTTCGTGGGTAGCACCGTCTTGACAGCCGGGCGTATCCTTAGTGCCTGCGCAGATAGAGGGAGTACCGTGCGGATTTACATCTGGGAGAACGATGGCATTTCGGATGCCTACCACGACGACGGGACGTTGGTCGTCCTCGCCGAATCCGCCGAACAGGCGCGCGAGGTCGTGCGGGCAGATAAGGCGGCGATCGAGGCTCGCTCGGAAGCCCGCCAGCGGGAGCGCGAGACCGCCATCGCTAAGATCATGGACACGGACTACGGGGGCGGGGTAACCATCTCTCGGCCGCAGGCATGGGAGATGTGGCGCGCCACCCCGGAAGGGCAAGCCAACATCGACGGCTGGGTATCTGGCGGCTGGGATGGCTCGGACGCAGCACTCGACCGCGAGCCTGACCGCGTGATCGAACTCGACAGGCCGACCCTCGTTGCGTTCAACGGCGGTGGCTACGACTGATGAAACGTATGAGTGTGTCTTTGCGCAAAGACAGAGGGAACATATGAGCGAAGCCTCGCCGCGACCGTGGGTCACGTTTGACGGCACGAACCTACGCTTTGCCGCCCATGGGCTGACGCTGACCGAGATCGGCGCCATCAACGACTACATCAGGATGATCTACAAGGCCGCGCTGGAAACAGGCCCCGTTGCCGGGGCGACCAATCTCGCTAATCTCGAACTGCGTAGCGCAGAACTGGCGGTACTGTCTTTGCGCAAAGACAGTCAGCCGTGAGTGCGCTGCGGATCGCATTGCCAGGGCAGCCTGTTCGGCTCATCTACGATCAGGCTGTGAAGTTGACGCCGCGGCAGGAAGTGGTGCTCCATACCGTGCGGGCATTCAACGGCAATCGCAGCCGCGCGGCGAAGCATCTGGGGGTCACGGTTCGGGCGGTCCAGAAGTCCATGGAGTACGCCGAAGCTGCCGGGGCGTACGTGCCGCCGATCCCGTCTCGGGTCGGCATCCCGATCGGCGTCCATCGCGATCTTGCGCCGCGCTGTGGGGCAACGACTCGAAGCGGACCGTGTGGGCGACCGGTCGGTCACCCGCCCTCCTGCATCGGCGAGAAGGCGTGGTACCGCAAGCGAACCCCGGAGAGGACGATGTTCCGATGACGGCCGAGATCGGGCCGTACATGAACGAGGACGGCGACTGGTGGGTGCCGGTCGAGGCGGCATCGTTCCGGCAGGCTCGCGCCGAGATCGTGAGTTGCCTCTCGTACAGCATCCCCGACGACGGGACACTGGTCTATCGCGGCAAGGAGAAGGGCTGGTTCGGCGGCGAGGACCCCGATGACCGGGAAAGGCAGGTCTTCCTCCTCGCCTACCACTTTCAGGAGAACCGACGATGGTGAAGATGTGGACGGAGGGCGATGTCCGGTGCCTGAAGTGGCGGGTTGCCCGGATGAACCCGAAGACGCCGGTCAAGGCCAACGCCTGTGTGCCATGCACGCACAACGACCACCATGCCGCGCGCTGGGTCGGGCCGTATCTCATCTGTCGGTGCCTGACCTGCTCGGCGAAGTCGATCGTCGTTGGGGTCGCGCCGTGACTGATCTGGCGATGAAACTCGACCGGCTGGCCTGGTCCGTGCCGGAGGGCTGGACGCCCGACAGGCTGGGCCAGTGCGGGCGGTGCCACGATACGGTGCTGTGGGCGCGGATCGGGCACGGCACGGTGCTGCGTTTCGATCGCGACGGCCAGGATCACCACTACTCGTGCATCGGCCACGCCCGGCGCGGCGTGACGAGAACGTGGAAGGGCCAGCACGGCGGCAAGCGGGAGTGGGAAACGAAGTGACAGATGCCTCGGCGTTCGGGCGGTTGAGCAAGACATGGACGGTCCCGCCACCGTCGCCGATCACGGCGGCGTACCTGAACGCCGACCGTCAATGGGTGGTGACAGAGCCGTACCGGATCGAGTTCCGTGATATCGGCCTGTTCTTCGAGTTCCAGTGGCACCACAGCGGCCCGACCGTGCTGGTCGAGGCGATCGTCCTCTCGATCGCCGGAACGCACCGCGACCATCGCGTGACCCCGTCCTCGCTGGTCCACAGCGATACGTTCACGTTCTCGTACCTGATGCCGTACTGATGCGAGCCTGCGAGCAGTGCGGCGCTGAATACAAGCCCAGGAAGCGCGATCAGCGGTTCTGCAAGAAAGAGTGCCAGCAGGCGTACTACAACGCCCACCGCGTTCACAAGCCGATCGTGGTGATCGAGTTCGTGTGCGATCTGTGCGGCCTGCGCGGCAACAAGAACCGCACGATCCGGCGCTTCTCGCTGAAACTCTCGACCAAGAGCCCCGACGGCAAGTACATGGCCCGCGGCAGTGGCACGCTGTTCCTGTGCGGCCAGTGCTGGAAGAACACCGCGGGCAGACGGCGCAGACTGTACGGCCCGCGCCAGATCATCGAGGAGGCGAGTTGAGCATCGAGACGTTCGTACCGCTTGATCTGGCGTTCCTGAAGGAGACGGGCATGTCCGTCCCCTCCGGCCACCGCGCGATGGTGAACTTCCTCGGGAGCGATGCGTTCCTGGCGCGGCTGACCAAGGCGCTCGTCGAGGTCGAGGAGGCGAACCTGAACCCCGACTGCCTGACCGACTCGTGCGACCACGAGGAATGCCCCGATCCGCCGGGGATTGGCTGCGGCGACGCGGCGAGGATCAGAGACGAACTGCTGAAGCCCTAGGACTACGTATCTCTACGTACTTGTACGTACGTACACTTGACACCGGGGATTAGCATCTCGGGATACGTTCGTGGGTAGCCGTGACAGGTGAGAGGCGGGCGGGCAATGCTGGGTTTAGGGGTGGGCCTGTACCAGCCCGGATGGAGTCCCTGGTGAAACGGTCCTGCTAGCGGGATCGCGGAGCCGTCACGTCGTCAGCGTGCACAAGGACATACCCGGACGGCCTGACGAATCAAGGTACCTACGTACTTGTACGGATAGTGTACGGATAGACAAGTCCGAAAACGGCGCTACCCTTGATGCCGACAGTCGGGATACAAGAATGGTCTCACCCCAGCGTGATCGACCACCCCGCGCTGTTACAAGTCTTCCCGGCAGGATGTTTCACGTGAAACATCGCTGTGCTGATAAATCCTGACGACGCTGGTCGAAAGACCGCTGTGCTGTTTCGTAGATTTCACGTTGCTCGCACGGTCTCCAGCCTGGTCCGGGATTTCCGACCCTAGGGGTAGGGTGCGATGCTACGCGCACGGGAATCGATACCCCGTACCACCTAGGCTAGGTTCGTTAGCCTATGATCGGAGCATATCGCCGTGGACACTCAGACCTACGATGCGTCACACGTGACATGCGATGTCACCTACCCTCACCATGGTCACCTCATGCCACGGGATGGCATGCGATCGATCAGCGAGGCGCCATGGTGCGAGGGTATCCCTACCAGTACCGTCGGGCCGGATGACTCCGGTACCCTGACGTTTGATGATCGGCCGGATGCCGTGCGCGATGCCGTGGCATCCGTGCTCGGCGTCGGCGATCGCGGCCTAGGCGCCCGACTCGTGACGCGCGCACTGCGGTACTCGTAGCCTGTCGATCCTGCTACCATTCACCTATACTGCCGTACCGACTAGGAGCGTACCGAATGCCTACCCTCGCCGAGACCATCGCCGTATTGATCGCCGAGCATGAGCGCGATATGGCCGCCATGCGCGCCGACAAGCCTACCGTTGTGGACGCGCATAGCGATGGCAAGCGCGTACGGTACGCGCGCCATGAAACGGCCGTGCAGACTCTCCGCACCATTGCCGAGATGCTCGCATGATCGAACAGTGTGGATGTTCGCCTAGCCTTTCCCATGCGCCCGGATGCTCGCGTAATCATTGGCCGCATGATGTCTGCGAGCGCCTGGAAATGGCGCCCAAAAAAATCGAGTGTCTAGGGTGCGAGCAGGGACCATCCCATCGGCACATTGACGCGGAGGATGGCCCACGCGCGGGATGCTGCGCGCATAGTTGCGGTCGCGCCTAATTGACACTGGCGCGCCTACCGCCGTACCGTCATCCCATACCACCGTACCGATACGAGGAGATACGATCATGCCTAGGCTCGACCCATCGAACGCGCGCACGGCGCGATACTTCCACCATAGCGACGACTGCGCGCAGACTGTGACCATCGGCCCGCGCGGAGGGGTCACCTATCCGCGCACCGAACTATGGCGCCGCAATGGTGCTACCCAAACGTGGAAGACTCGACCCGATGAGTACCGCGTGCCGGTCAAGTACGGACTGCGTGCGTACGGTTCGCTCATCAACGCTGACGGCGCCCCGTACGGCCCGTGGCACACTGGTACCGCGGAGGAATGCGACCTAGGGACACTGGCCGCCAGTCTCGCATCGGTCCGGGTGACGGCATGAGCGCAGACACGACGTATACGCTCCTGCCCGATCCTGACGCGCGGTACCGCATCGCGGGCTATGACGGCATCGCATGGCACTACCTAGGCGACGAGACGGCGCCCGACGAAGATACCGAGTGGAGCGGATACGAAACTCCGACCGGGCGCGTAACTATGGTCATGGTCGGGGACGATCGGCGCCATTCGATCGACCCTAGCGACTGCACCGCGCTCCTGGACGGCGACTATTGCCCGTCATGCGGCCAGATAGGCTGCAAGGCCTACGCGGAGGGATGACCATGTTTCCGACCGGACACGCTTTCACATTCACCACGCCGTATACGATCGGTCCGACTGGCTGGACCGATGAGGCTTTCGCGGCCCGTATCGGAACCGCGGCCGAG